CACCCAGTCATCATGGATTCCACCCAGCTTTTGGATCCGAAAAATAAAAAATGCAAGTAAATTGATATGCAATGCGATGTACAAGAAAATATTAATTCCAAACTTACAGAAGTTCCATTTATCGCAACATTACTACAATTACTACAAAACAAAATACTACTATATCTATGTCTAAGCCAACTTTTGAACAAAACATTGCCTGCAATGCGGACCCTAATCAGGGAATTAGCTTGTGTATCCCTCGTGTGTTTATGAACATTGGATGGAAGCGCATCAAGCAATCGTTTATTGACGCCGATCTAGGTCACATCCTGCGCGTAGATGTTATGAAGATGAGAGGTAAGGATTACAAGATCGCCTTTGTTCATTTCACACCTAAACGCTGGAACATGCGTGACGCCGAAGCTCGTCAAGCCTTAAATGTGCTTCAAAGTGGCAAGCCTATTCGTATTCTATACGATGAGCCTTACTACTGGGAAGTTAGCATTAGCAAACTAGAGCGTCCAGCCGAAGCTCCTCACCCCAAAGCGACTTCCTCTAAGAGGAAAGTCAAATTGGACTTGAGCGAGAGTAAGACTACAGCAGTGCGTAGTCCAACATCGTCCATTGGAGACAATCCTATTGTAGCTCGTGCTATGTCCAACTCGTCTTTTGTACATGTGTCTGATAAAGATTTGGAGAAGTATTCGCATTTGAGCGAGCAGGCAGCTAGCTTTATGGTTCAGAAAGAAATTGAGGAGGAGAAAATGCCTGCGCCCACTGACGAAGGTGAGATAACAGAGGACTAAGCGCAATGTTAGTTAGTTAGTTATATTTAAAATAAAAAAAGAAGACAGGAGATAGCTTTTTTTATTGTCTTGTCGCATAACATTTCCAAAACCAACCAGAATGTTCATCATATATAATTTTTATACTGTCTTCATTGTTTAATATTTCTTTTACTTTATTACTTTTTTCATTATCATACCAATCATTATAATTTATAAATGCTTTATTGTAATTATAATTGCAACGAATAATTGCGACATCTTTAATATTACCCATATTATGAGAGTGGAATATTTCTTTTATATGCGAAGCTGTTATATTTTTCTCAATTTTTGGAATGCATATACTGTATTTGGTCATATATTATATAATAATATATAATATATTAAAGTCAATTTTTATAACTTTATATTTGCCGTCTCTTGTATTGGGTCTATACTATACGTAAAATTTAGTCAAACTCAATTAGATTAAAATTTAATCAATTGAAAGAAGGAAATTGCTGAAAAGAGACATGTACGCCCAAATTAACATTTTATTATATCTTTAAGTAAATTATAAAAATTGATATGAAAATAATTATTTATTATATAATATATAAAATGTCTAATAGATTTAAAAACCTTGTAAATGATGATATATCATCAAAAAAAGAACAAAAATTACACGTAAATTCTCGTTGGAAAAAAGATGATGCAGAAGATACATCAAACAGATTTAAATTTTCTGGAAGAAATTCTTCTTATACAAGAAAAAAAGATGAGAAAGAAGAACCAAAATTAGCTTTAAATTCTCGCTGGAAAAGAACCGATGATGAGATAAAAGATGACGAGCCCAAGATTGGGGTTGATAACGACAGACGTGATAGAAGAGAAAATCGCGGTTCCCGATATGATGATAGAAATATACGTGATGGTGATAGAAATATGCGAGGCGGTGATAGAAACATGCGTGATGGTGATAGAAATATACGTGATGGTGATAGAAATATGCGAGGCGGTGATAGAAATATGCGTGGCGGTGGTAGTGGTGGTGCCCGATATGGTGATAGAAATAATAGAAATAATTTTAATAGAAAGTATAAAGCAGGATATAAAAGGACAGAAGGTCCGGTGCCGTGTACAGCAGATAGATTTGGTATAAATTTTTCAAATTTAGAGAAGTTTAAAAAAATAGAAAAAAATCCCAAGAGAGAAAAAGAAAAGAAGAAAGTAATAATAACAGAAGAAATAACTCCTGGACTATCAAAGGATGAAATCGCGACAACTTTAGCATTAGCAGAACAATATCAATATCAAACAGAAAGTGATGAAGAATTTGACGATGAAGATGCGGAATCAGTTGATAGTATGGAAAATTGGAAACCGAATCATATATAATTTTGTTGTGTTTAAAAAATAGAACTTTTTTAAATACAAATTATAATGGAAGACTATGAATTTGAAGATTTAGATTTAGACAATGAATGGTTAGAGCAGTTAGAAACCGATAATAAAAAATATAAAGATTTTTATACAGAACAGGTAGAAAAGATAGAAATTAATTATGTATATGTAGATTCAAATAGTAATATAACAAATATAAAGAAACAAGATTTTTTTTTAACAGATGGGATAATAAAAAGAAATGATTTAATATATTTGATAAAAGGAAATCAAATAGATAATAATAAAAACTATGATTTATTATCTTTACTTCAGTATAATATAGACATAAAACCAGAAGAAATTTTTAATTATTTGAGAGACACGGATGATTCAAATTTTTTAAAAACATTAACAAATATTACTGATATAAGATGGAAAGATACAGTAATGTTATTTCATGATATGAATAGTTTATTTATTTTATATTATAGAAAAAGAAAGAGAGATAATAAAACAAAAAAGGTGCATATTATTAATAAAATTAGAAAAAAATTGAAGCGAAAAAACACAAGGAAAAGGACTTAAAACTAAGTAGTAAAAGAAATAGAATGAGTTCAATAGTTCAAGCAATAGATCAAAAAGAAAAGTATAGAGTTGGAGAAAATGCACACGTGGAATATTCATGGCAATCCGACGATTTAAATGAAAAAATGGTAAAATTTCATTTTCAATTAGTTAGAACTGACGTTAAAAAAACTTTAAAAATGGAATTTGAAAGAATGTTAAGTATTATCTATTCTGATGTAAAAAAATATGAAAAACATTTAATAATGCTTTATAAAATTATCGCAAATTGTAGAGATTGCGATAAAGGTAAAGGCGAGAAAGATTTGACATGGATGATGTTATTATCTTTATATGAACATCATAAAGAAGCCGCATACTTTTTATTTGAAAAAATTGTTATTATTCCAAATGAACATCAACTGGGTTCGTGGGCGGATGTTAAATATTTTTGTGGCTACATTAAAAAACAAACAGGTGTATGCGAGCATCCTTTCATCCTATGGATTGTAGATTTATTTATTTATCATTTAAATATTCAATGGGATGCTATATATAATAAAAAAACAGATATACCTATTCATTTACTAGGAAAATGGGGTCCTAGAGAAAAAAGCGCGTATGGGTGGCTACATGAAATTATAGCTTTTAGAATGCATCCAGAATGGTTAATCACTGGAAAAATGTCAAATAATTTGAAAAAAGCGAAATTAAAATGTAAAATTAATTTAACAAAGAAATTAACTACATTGAATAAATATTTGGATACTCCTCAGATAAAACAATGTAATGGTAATTGGAGATTTATAGATTTTAGTAAAGTTACTAGTATAACTATGAAAAATCAGAAAACATCATTTCAAAATTTTAAATCAAAAAAAGATGTATCGGAAAGGAGTGAGAAAGAAGATAGAAAACAATGTGCGGAAAATTTTGGAGAATATATGAAAAAAGTTAAAGAAGGGAAAGTAAAAATTAATGCTAAGAGATTAAATGTTTATCAGATTGTAAAAGATGCTATAATGTGTAAAGGAAATTCAGAGAATATTAAAGTTGTAGAAGCACAATGGAAAGAAAATAGTAAAAAAAATCATAAACTAGGAAATATTATTTCTATGGTAGATACATCCGGCTCAATGGAGTGTGATGAGTGCGTTCCTTTATATAATGCTATGGGATTAGGATTAAGAATCGCTGAAAAAACTAGAGATGCTTTCAAAAATAGAATTTTAACTTTTGATAGAAATCCCGAGTGGGTGAAATTTGATGAAGACCAATCATTTTGTAGCAGAGTTAATCAATTAAAAGAGGCGAGATGGGGGATGAATACGGACTTTTATAAAGCACTTGAATTAATATTGACAGTTTTAGTAGAAAATGATATTCCACCTGAGGATGTAGAAGATTTAACATTGGCTGTATTTTCAGATATGCAAATTGATGGTTACAATGGAGCAATTGTTGAAGATATAGATTCAATGTTTGAAAGAATAAACAAAAAATTTACTCGTTTGGGTTATAATGTTCCTCATATTTTATTTTGGAATTTAAGAAAAACTAATGGATTTCCTGTAAAAACCAATCAAAAAAATGTTACAATGTTATCAGGATATAGTGAATATTTGTTAAATGTGTTATGTGAGCAAGGGGTTGAAGAGTTGAAAAAAGTTACGCCATATTTACAGTTAAAAAGGATATTAGATACTAAAAGATACCAGATATTTGAAGATTTTATTAAGACACACGTAGAAATGTCCAACTATTAAATTTTTATTATATAAAATATTTTTTAAATTTAAATGAAAATAGGAGTCTTAGGTATGAGCAAATTAGGACAAACTTTATATCAATTTTATAATGAAAAAAAAAAAATACAGACTAATATAAATATAAATTTATGTTTAGATGCGGACTTGGTTTTTATATGTATAAAAACTGATTATTCATATTTATTTAAACAATTAGATAAAAGTGAAATATTAAAAACATGTTCTAATTTATCAGATAAAAATTATAACGGTATAATAGTAATTCATTCTTCCGTTGAACCTGGAACTACTGAAAAATTATCTCAAATGTATTCCAATTTAACATTTATTCATAGCCCAGTAATAATTAAAAATAGGGATTTTTATAATACCATAAACAATAGAAAAGATATAATTCTTGGTAAGCCTGATAATTGTTCATTAGAAAAATTGTATATTGTTAAAAATTTTTTTGATAAAATATATAATAAAGAGATTAAAATTCATTGTTGTAATTCAACTGAAAGCGAAGCTACCAAAATATTTTATAACAGTTATAACGCAGTTAAATTACAATTATTTAATGAATTTTATCAATTTTGTAGTCATAAAAATATAAATTATCATAATGTTACAGATTTATTAATAAAAAATAAATTAGTAATTAATAATTGTATAACTGTACCTGGTTCAGATAAAAAATTAAGTTTTTCAGGTAATAACTTACCTAACGATATAAATGCGTTAAATAGTATGTTTAAAAAAAGCGAATTAAAAAATTATATTATAGATGGGACTATTAAAGAAAGAAATGAAATGAGGGCTATTGATTTTCAATTAGAATTAGACAAAACTAGCAAACAATTATCTATATTATTATCTAATAAACAAGAGTAATAATTTTTTGGATATTATTTTTATTTTAATATAATATCTAATGTCAAAAATCTCAACTGGTATTATAGGAATGGGCTTTGTAGGAAGCGCTATTTATAAAAGTTTCAAATTATTAGAAATAGATGTTAATGGATTTGATAAATATAATGATAAGGGAGATGTCAATTCATTAAATAACTTATTAAATAAAGATATATTATTCTTATGCTTACCTACACTTTTTAGTTATAAAAAAAGTGAATACAATAAATCTGCTATTTATGATGTATGTAAAGATCTATCCGGGATGAATTTTGAAGGTTTAGTAGTTGTAAAATCTACAGTTGAACCGGGGGTATGTGAAAGTTTATCAAAAATATATAATAACTTAAATA